TATCAATCACACCGTCTGCCATGATTTTGCGCTTAATCTGGCTACCCCTGGCCTTGAGAAATGCGCCCATGATTGGAGGAATAAAAACGTGCAAACCAGTTTCCATTAACTCAGTACAGCATCTCGGCGGCAGCATCCCGTCTGAACCGGCACGAACGTCGAAACCGAAATCATGATCGTGGGCCTGGATTAGATTGTTGTTTTTGTGTTCTTTGATATTGTTGCTCATTAAGATCATTACTTGCCGTCCTCCTGCGCTGCCATGTCATCGGCTATACCCAAGTATCCTGCCGCATCTACAAAGTTGTCCTGGCTATATTCCTGCCCAGATATACGAGCAATCTTCAACAGAGTCATCATCATTGCAACGTCCTGTTTTTTTAAAAATACATCTTCATGCCACACGCTTTCGAGATATGTTGTCCAGTAATTAGCTATGATTTCAAAAGAATCCTCTGGATCTCCATAAGTGTCCTGGCGTTCGCCGTTAATTGTCTTGATTGCTATTTTCAGCATTTTACCTCTAAAATTTTCATCTTTATTTTTCAGCTGTGACAACCACTGTGCATTGTTTTCTGTCATTTTACATATCCTGTATTTGGTCATTTATTTTTTTCCATAGCCGCATTCTGCTTTCCGATTTTGCACCCCAGGCAATGCCGATAATCATAAGATCCGCCGCCGTTTTGATAAACCATGCCAGTTCCCCGATTAGAGTTCCTATGCTTTTCAGCTATTGCGTACCGCCTGCCACATTCTGCATATGAGATCCAGCAGGGATTAAAATACTCTGTGCATGTGAACATATTTTTTTGGTTCTGCTGTAAGAACTGTTCTTGTGGACTCATTTGGCCTCCGGTTTAGTGGTTAGTTGATGGTTTTGACATTTTTTTATTTATTCCAGTTATAGAGGTTCTCTTTACAACTGATGACCATAGTGGGAATGTGGGAACAAAGTAAGAACATTGAAACCTACTGATATAACTTACTTATTCCTACTATTCCTACTATTCTTACTAATATTAGTATTATTATAATATTTAAATAGTTATGTAATTTTACTGTGTTTTTTTGTAGAGCAATTTTTCTCTTTCCAGGGGGAACAGTAAGAACAGTAAGAATAACTTAATAAAATCAACACTTTAGACCATTCCCCCACCCTTTTACAGGGTGGGAACCTAAGAATAATTTAAAAAGGTACTTCGTCATCATAATTGGTCTCAGTGTCTTTAGGTTTTTTTTCTGGTTGGACCCCAGATATAAAATTACCTTCTTCATCCCATAATTTTAAACCATTGAATCTTTTTTCAAACAGTGATCGGCATATTTCTATGTTTGAAAAAACATATTCATATCCTTGTTTCCCTGTTGATTTGTCCATTGACTGACGTTTTTTTACAAGACTTTCACCATAGATTGTGTGTAAGGCAATCCCAAATTGCGTATTGGATTTAGGATACCGTTCTTTCATTTTTTCAGAGAATGAAAGATAGTCATCGTAAAGAGCATTTGTGGAAACACTTCCCCAGACACTTCTAAAATCTGAATATACACTTGATTGATTCCCGCTTAGAAGTTCACCATCAATCAATCGTTCTAACCAGTATTTATGGAAAACGTCCATTGAACACATAGATTGATCAAGTAGTGCTGCTGTCTTTTTAAAAGTTTTGAGGTTGATCCCCGATATATCCATCTGTAACATATCGTAGACCATGGCCTCGATCCCACCGTTGTGGTACATTTGATCAATAATAGCCTTAAAATATCGATGGTTTTGTTGTTTGTGATTGGGTATTTGTCGAGTATTGAACCGTCTTTCCTCCATGCCTGCAGGGACAACCCACTCATTGTTACTGGCAATGATAAGATTGATATGGTTTTCAACCCTTATTATATCAATCCCTTTCTGCTCGATGGGTATGTATGGTTCAGTGATAATGCTTTTTATAACGCCCTCAGCCCGTTTATCCCCGGCCCATATAGCCTCATCCACAAAGACAACAACTTTATCTTTTAAATGAGAATTAAATCGCCCGGTCAATTGTCCACCATTACTTACTTGTAAAAAATGCCGCCCGAACACTACTCCAAGAACGTTTACAAAAACACCTTTCCCTGTCCCCTGGTTCCCCCTCAATACTAAAGCTGTGCCTGGCCTTTCCCCTCCAGGGTCTTGTATAATCCTGGCAATCCATGCCAATATCCATTCACCAGCCTCTTTATCTCCATCTGCAATAATATTAATCACATGGTCTCGGTACAGACTCCAATCGCCCTGTTTGGGTTTAATTGCCAACCCTTGCCATAAATTATAATTACTTCCTACTTCTGACAAACTTGCACCAGGCTTAAAAATAATCCCTGAGTATTGTCTACGATCAAGATGTGTCATCCATATTTTGGATATTGCAACTTTCTTTTTCTTCTTACCTTCACCCACAAAAGCCATTTTATTTGCATATAAATTATGCAGATCCATTACGCTTGAAAAATCTATATCGTCGTTGATATCTCCTGTATCGTGAAAGTTCATTATTTTTGCTTTGCCGACAACAGAAACGATCGCATGTTTTTTATTTAAATTTTGAACAACGTTATCAACAACACTGACACCATCTGTATCGCACGAATCGTCTTGATCAACACTGCATTCAACAACAGTGTTAATTCTGGCCTCTTGCCCTTCTAAGTGAGCCCTGTCCCACGTTTCCCCACCACTATCTTTTAGGGCTTGAACTATTGTCCCCGCCGTAGCGCATTTGCTCCCATTGACGCCTCTATTGTTCTGATACGATTCCCATCTTTTTAACGTATCAATCCGGCCTGTGTATTTCTCACTGTCCTGGCTCCAAGAGTCGAACAATACCCAACCTTCATTACTTCCGGCTGTCTCGTGGTGCAGTGCTGCACCTATCTTGATCCACTCGTCTCGATCATCACAACAATGTTTGTCAAGATGTCTGAGCCACACCCTAAGTTCTGCTATACCTCCGGGGGCATTTCGTCCTCCAGGGACCTTAAAATCATCGTCAATGATGTGTTGGGGTGAGTTATTGATTGTTTCTTTTTTGTTTGGGTTTTCTTGTGTCCATCCTACTCGTGCAGCCTCGGCGTTAAAAATATCCTCGATTTGAGCAAGGTCCATTTCATCAATTATTGGTAAATCGCTAACATTCCTTCTCAGTAGGTCTGGACCACCTAACCACCTATATTCTGTTCCGCTTGGGTGTTCACCGTATGCAACAAAATACTGATCCCCAGGAGATAGTATTTCTATTTCCTGCTTCACACCTTTTAAATCATACCATGTCCATTTGAGTTTATGATTAACGGCACTGCTCGGGGCTATTGGTATGAGAAATTTAGGGGCATGACCCACCCTGATTGCAATATCATCCCCGATGATTTCACGAATATTCTTTATCATAAAATTAGACATATCTTTATCTCGGATATCACAATCAATAGCCCCAATATCTTTAATTGCAACGCTGCCGCTACCCTTCCCGTTTGCCGCCCATATTTTTAAGAGTTTTAAGTCTATGGGTATCTGCCAAGATTCGCCCTTCCCAAAAAAGGGGATTTTACTTTTTGGTTTAATCGGGATAGGTGAATATCCTAGATTAAACAGAGCCTCCGCATGGTCTTGATAGTATTTTTTCATGTTAAAGACCTCTTTTGACTACTGTATTTTTTCAAGGCTTTAATCAAACTTGCCTGCCCTGTTTTTTTCTGTTTAAGGGATTCCACTACAACCTCATCAATAGTTCCAGTTGCAATGATTTGATGAATAAAAACCTTTTGTGTTTGTCCCTGGCGGTAAAGCCTTGCGTTCATTTGTTGTGTCCTTTCAAGGGACCAGTCAGGGGAAAGCCAGACGAGTATGTGCCCACCGGATTGAAGATTTAAACCATGGCCTACACTCTGTGGATGGCAGCAAAGTATCTTTACTTTACCGGCATTCCAATCCTTTATTATCTTGGTTGACTCTACGGCAGAAGTAGATCCGTCTATAAACTTTGCTCTTGGGATTCGCCGTTCCAATAGCGACCTTTCAAACTTGAACTGATAACAGCACAAAACATTACTATCTGTGCCTTCAATTATTTCAGCGAGGGTATTTATTTTTTCCTCATGCAACAGGGTATATTCTTGTCCTCCTTCATGATAAATACCCCCTGCCGTGATTTGCCTGAGTTTTGCTGACTTAACTGCGGCATTTGCGGCGGTGACAACATTGTTCTCAAGTTCTATTAAAAACTCTTTTTCCATCTCTTTATATAAGGATGCTGTTTTTGTCGGGAGACTCACATATATTGTGTTGTGTATAACAGGTGGTAGTTTGAGGTAGTCACGGGCTTTGAGTGCAATAGTTATATCTTTTACTTTGTTGGTTATTACTGCCCTACTGTCAGGTTTTAATTCGTACTTATACCCCATAAAATCGGCTTTGTTATAAAAAGTGTTTTGGAATTGCCAGAAGGACGTTCCAAGTCGTTGACCTCCGTCTAAAAGCATTATTTGGGCGAACAACTCCCATAATTCCCCGGACGGTGCAGGTGTCCCGGTGAGTAAAATTTTTTTCTTAAATCCACCCGCTATCCTCTTGAGAATTTTAAACCTCTTGGTTTTACTGTTTTTAACCAGTGATGATTCATCTATGACAAGGATGTCACAGTATTTATGGATGTTCTTTTTTTCTATAAAAGGCAGGGTTTCAAAATTAGATAGAATAATGTTCTGGTTTTTAAGATGATATGAAAGGTTTCCAATATCTTTGCCCTGACCATGCAGGATATATGACCTCATGTTTTTGAGGTGTTCCCATTTTTGCAGTTCATTTGGCCAGGAATTATAAATTACCCTTAATGGTGCCAACACAAGAGCAGGACCAAATCTCTGTTCTTTTTGGAGATAATTAATTGCTGATACTGTAGGCGCTGTTTTACCTAACCCCATTTCGGCAACGACAAAAGAACCATTGTTTTTTAAAATATGGTTTGCGATATCTCTCTGGTATTGATGTAAGTCAGTCAGGTTTAACATTGCATATTATCCATAAAATCTTTAACTTCCTCCTTTGTTGATGCAATACCAGAGATGCAACCGATATTTTGCAGGGTCTTTATCCAATGTGTTTGAAGTTTGGTGGGTTTCCCCCCAGGTCTTTTAAGTTCCAGAAAACCCACCAAACCTCCAGGCAGAACAATAATCCGATCTGGCACACCTTTTTGTGATGGGCTTGACCATTTCAGAGCCTTTCCACCACGAATAGAGGCTTCCTTGACACAGAAAGCCTCTATTTGTTTTTCAGTAATTGCCATTAAAATACGTTGCCAGATTCCATTTGTGTGTCAGCACTGTATCCACCAGCAGGTGCATATGCAGCAAAATCATTTGAAGCATTGTTGTTGTTCCCGATGCGCTCACCGTCCCGGACCTTCATTACGTTGTTGAGTCCTACTGCAACCCGTTTGCTCCCACCTACATCAGTTGCATAAAAGTTTACAGCGGCCCGGATGATGCAACCGGGGTAAACTTCCTCATGGTCAAGGACCGGCTGAATATTACTGTCAACAACTCCAGGGCGATTATTACTGTTTGCGTTGAAATAATATGTGTTGGCATAAATTTCATCGTCTTTGCCCTTTTCTTCCGCATCGTTCATTGGGTTAATAATCCCCTTCAAGTCCCTGGCCTTCTCGCCCCACTTGTTGACAGCAGCACCAACAATGCACTGCTTGATTGCCTGGAGCGCTGTCACATCGTTCTTTGGTATTGGACAGGACAAAGAATATTTCATTGCTCCGGACAGGTTTTCACGGGGTTCAAACAGTGAAGGGTATGAACATACGATCTCCGGGGTAACGTACTTTGTGTTGAGCATTTCTTTTGCCATGGTGTTTTTTCCTTTTAATTTTTAAATTGTTCAAAATCGTTCTGAGCGGTAGTAATGGCCGTACGTTTGTCGTCGGTCCTTACGATAGTTGGTTTGCCTTTTTTTGCAATTATGAGCTTTTCTATCCTCCTTTTGTCTTTTCCGAGGGCTTTTTCAGCCTTTGCCGGAGTTAAAAGTTTTTTTTCATAAGGGTCTATGTCAAGGGCTATCAAAGCTCTTTCAACTTTGTCAGGGTCGCTCCAATCCCGTGACTTTCTGCCTGTAACGAGCTTGTAACCTTCAACCGGCAACCCTGCGGACAGCGTATTAAAGACTCGTGATTCAATCGCTTTGATCCAGTCTGACAATAATCCGAGTTTTGGGTAAATCGATTCAACCTGTTTGTCAGTCAATGTGTCAGGGTTGTATGGATCAATGGTTTTAAAGTCTTTGAAATCTTTTTGAGCTGTCTCAATTACAACTTTTGCCATGGCAGGACAGATTGATTTTGCCCTGCACCACATACACTGCTTTTTTCCAGGATTAAGAGGTGCATCGTCAGATAAAGCCATGGTAACAGATGGCTTTAAAACATTTTCGGCCCAATTCATCAGTTCACTTGTTTTGATCTTCCAGGTTTTTATCTTTTCGCCCATGACACGAGGTTGGACTATACCCATATCAATAGTTTGGTAGGTGTTGATGGCATCTTGACCAGCTATTAGGGCATATGACATCAGTTGGGGATTGCCTTCCGCTTGAACGTCAACACCGAGGCCGTGTTTGTAATCACGGACATATAATGTGTCGAAATGTATAGACAAAACATAATCAGCGGTCCCGAACACTTTCGGGAGATCCAGAAAACTTAAATCACCGGACTGTTCAACGCCTTCTGAAGTGTATTTATTCTCGTGTGTGTCTCGGATTTTATTAATATGGTCAACGTATACATCTACCGCCGCCAGCATCTCGGCATCCACTGTGATGCTATGCCCCTCCTGCTCGACAACCTCGCCAGCTTTATACCCTGGCTTGTTCAACAGCCTTTGCTCCCCGATCTTATGGGCAACCGTCCCTTGAGCTGCGGCAAAGGACGTTACATCATCTAAACCTCTGGATAAACGGACTTTGCCGGGACAAAGGATGATGCTCCCTATACCTGATGGGCCAACTTCAGAGTGTTCATGATCCAGAATATGTGGTTTCATGCTGATGCAGATCCTTGCTTTGAAAGATCGATTTCGGCTGTGTCTATCTCTTTGATCATAGATATGTAATTTTCAGGGGGGACGTTTACCGGGTTGCGAGAACCATCTGTGCTGTATTTTTCAACCAAGGCAAACGCCTTTTCTCTTCCATTGGCCTTAGCATATCCGTTGAGCATTAATCGGATATCGTCAAGATCAATATTTGGTTTCTCTTTTTCCTCAATTATTGCTGTTTCGGTTTCAACTTTTATGCTTTGCTGGATGGGTCTCATATTGATTGATATAGATACTTCCATGCCGGGATTAGCAATAGTGACGGCCTCTTGGAGCAATATTATTGTTTCTGAAATGTTTGTTGGTTTCATGCGGATAACCTCCTTGCACTGTGAGACTCGACAAAGTCCTCATAAGCGTATTTATCAATGATATCTTGCTTGATTAGATATTCCGTTTCGCTGTTGTCGTACATCATGAAAAACATATCTGCTACATCGCCTTTTGAAAGCTCGGCCTTGTCCAGTGAAGCACCAGCCTTAACTATAAAGAAATCTCTTATTTCAAGGTTTTCATTGTCATAGGAACACCATACTTCCGCACCTGAAACGGTAAACTTATCTATTTTGATCATTGGTGTTGTTTTCATTACTGCCTCCTGTTTAATTAACTTCAATCTCTACCGTTACTCGTCTCTCCCCGTCAGGGCCCTTGTAGTGCCTGACCCGCCGGAGTTTCCCCCGCCCGAACATCAGATCAAACTTCTGCCGATATTTTGCGGTACCTGGATCGAACCGGGTGAGGCTGTGTGTGCATTTTGCTCGTGACCAAAACCACTTCTTCTCATTTTCTTTGATATATGTATCAATAGCGCCCACCTTTTTGTCCTTCTCTCCTTAAAACATCAACCGCCAGCCAGCCAGCCCCGGCAAATATGCAGACGCCGAGGGTGGACACGATCAGTTGAAGTGTCAGACACTCAGTTTCCGCCCCGGCCATGAGCAGGCCAAGGACGCTGATTCCTGCAAGTATGTTTGCTTTGATTTTCATGCTTGTTTACTCCTTGGGGGGTTTGAAGATTT